AATAGGCCTGATAAAATATGGAACAAATTATCTGTAGCAGAAAAAGAAGTTGGTGGTATACCTAACTCAAGTGAAGATATAAAGCAAGCTCACGCTGCTGCTATTGAAATGTATATACAAAGCCACGTAGGTATGGCGCAAGATGGTACTTTTGGAAATTGTTATTTTAACGAATTACTAAATGACTGGGCAAAATTTGACATTAACAAAAGAACAAAGCATGATGCATCTATAAGTTCTGGTTTAGCTATTATGGCAAACAACAGACATTTGTATAGACCAAATGCTAAAATAGAAAAACCAAAACTAAATATAAATATTGCTAAATATTCAAACAAAGGCAATACGTCTAAATTAATTAAAAAATAAATATGATCACAAAAAGTTATTTTCCTTCTCAAGTTGTTAGCGACCTGGAAAAAATGAGCTATGATTATGGTTTAAAAGTAGCTAAGGCTATTGAAGCTGAGTGGTTTCATACTGAAAGAGGTTCTAATAGATATAAAACTAATCATAACAATTTTCATAATTTAAGATTATATGCTAGGGGTGAGCAATCAATACAAAAATACAAAGATGAGTTATCAATAAATGGTGATTTATCTTATCTTAATTTAGACTGGAAACCAGTACCTATTATACCTAAGTTTGTAGATATAGTTGTTAATGGTATTGCGGAAAGAACATATGACATAAAAGCTTATTCACAAGATCCTTACGGTGTAGAAAAACGCACAGAGTATATGGAGTCTATACTGGCTGATATGAGATCAAAAGAATTAAATGATTATGCAGCTGAAGCTTTTGGTATTGACATGTATGAAAACGATCCAGAAACTTTGCCTGGATCTGAAGAAGAGCTAAAACTACATATGCAGCTCACGTATAAACAAGCTGTAGAAATTGCAGAAGAACAAGCTATTAATGTTTTGCTTGAAGGTAGTAAATACGAGCTTACTAAAAAACAGTTTTATTATGATCTTACCGTTTTAGGTATAGGCGCTGTTAAAAGTAGTTTTAATACTTCTGAAGGCGCCGTTGTTGAGTATGTTGATCCAGCTGATTTAGTTTATTCATACACTGAATCACCTTATTTTGATGATATATATTATGTTGGTGAAGTAAAGTCAATACCTATTAATGAACTTGCTAAACAATTTCCACATTTAACACAAGAAGATTTAGAAGATATAGTTAAAAATAAAAGTTATAATCAAGCTAACTATAACAATAACTCTTACAACTCTAAAGAAGAAGATAATAACAAAGTTCAAGTTTTATATTTCAACTATAAAACATATATGAACGAGGTTTATAAAGTAAAAGAAACTGGTACAGGTGCTGATAAGATACTACCAAAAGACGATACTTTTAATCCACCTGAAGATGTAGATAACTTTGGAAAATTACATAGATCAATAGAGTGTTTGTATGATGGCGCTCTAATTTTAGGTAGTAATAAACTACTTAAATGGGATATGGCTAAAAATATGATGAGACCTAAAAGTGATTTTACTAAGGTTAAAATGAATTATGCTATTGTAGCTCCACGCATGTATAAAGGTCGTATAGAGTCTTTAGTGCAACGTATAACTGGTTTTGCTGATATGATACAGCTTACACATTTAAAGCTACAACAAGTATTATCACGTATGGTGCCAGACGGTGTTTATTTAGACGCTGATGGACTTGCTGAAATAGATTTAGGCAACGGAACAAATTATAACCCACAAGAAGCTTTAAACATGTTTTTCCAAACAGGATCTGTGATTGGACGAAGTTTCACTTCTGAAGGTGATATGAACCCAGGTAAAGTACCTATTCAAGAAATACAATCAGGTTCTGGTGGTGCTAAAATGCAAAGTTTAATTGGTACTTATAATTATTATTTACAAATGATAAGAGATACTACCGGGCTTAATGAAGCTAGAGATGGTAGTACGCCAGATAAAAACGCTTTAGTTGGTGTTCAAAAATTAGCTGCGGCTAATTCTAATACAGCAACAAGACATATACTACAAGCTGGTTTATTTTTAACTGCTGAGGCTGCGGAGTGTTTATCTTTAAGAATATCTGATATTATAGAATACTCACCTACTAAAGACGCTTTTATACAAGCTATAGGTGCTCATAACGTTGCTACACTTGAAGAAATGCAAAACTTACATTTATACGACTTTGGTATATTTATAGAGTTAATGCCTGACGAAGAAGAAAAAGCTATGTTAGAGCAAAATATACAAATGGCTTTGCAACAACAATTAATAGAACTTACAGATGCTATTGATCTTAGAGAAATTAAAAATGTTAAACTAGCTAACCAACTACTTAAAATACGTAGAAATCAAAAGCTAGAAAAAGATCAAGCTATGGCACAACAAAATATTCAAGCGCAAGCACAAGCTAATATGCAAACACAACAAGCATCTGCACAGCTTGAAGTTCAGAAAGAACAAGCTAAAGCACAAGCAGAAGCACAGCTCGAACAAATGAAAGCACAAATGGAAGCTCAAAAAATGGAGCAAGAAGTAATGCATAAAAAAGAACTAATGCAATTAGAGTTTCAAATGAATATGCAGTTACAACAAATGGAAACTCAAAATGTTCAGACAAAAGAAAAAGAAAAAGAAGATCGTAAAGACGAAAGAACAAGAATACAAGCTACACAACAAAGTGAGCTTATAGATCAAAGAAAAAGTGAAAAACCACCTAAAAACTTTGAGTCCGCAGGTAATGATATATTAGGAGGCGGATTTGATTTAGGTTCATTTGATCCTAGATAACAATTATTAATTATTATTATATTATATTATGGCAAAAAAGAAAACAGAAAAAGTAGTAGAAAAGACTACTGATGACAACGTAGTTAAAGTTGATCTTAAACAAACAGAAAAAAATGACGATGTCATTAAAGTAGATTTAGATAAACCACTAACACCAAAAGAAGATGAAATTACAGAAGAAGTTACAAAAGATAACGCTGACGACAGCAGAGTGGTTGAGCTCGTTGAAGATGCCGACACCACAGAAAAACAAGAAGAAGTACAACCGGAAGCTGAAACACAAGAAACTCCAGTATTAGAAGAAGTTACTGAAGAAGAAGTTAAAGAGCAAGTAGAAGACTTAGCTGAACAAGCTCAAGAAGCTATGTTAGAGTCTGCTGAAACTGGTAAAGAAATACCAGAGAATTTACAAAAAGTTGTAGATTTTATGGAAGAAACTGGTGGTACACTAGAAGATTATGTGAGACTTAATCAAGACTTTTCTAGTTATGATGACATGACAGTTCTTAGAGAGTACTACAAACAAACAAAATCTCACTTGACAGATGATGAAATAAATTTTTTAATAGAAGATTCGTTTTCATATGACGAAGAAGAAGATGAAGAAAGAGAGATTAAAAAGAAAAAGATAGCGTTAAAAGAGCAAGTTGCCAACGCTAAAAGCCACTTAGACGGGCAAAAGTCTAAATACTATGAAGAAGTTAAAGCTGGTTCTAGGTTAACTACCGAGCAACAAAAAGCTGTAAATTTCTTTAATAGATATAACAAAGAGTCGGAAGAAACTCAAAAAATAGCGGAAAAACAAACTAACACTTTTAAATTAAAAACTAAAGAAGTTTTTAACGATAAATTCAAAGGTTTTGAATACAACGTCGGAGATAAGAGATATAGGTTTAATGTGAAGAATGCTAACGAGATTAAAGAAACTCAAGGTGATATTAATAATTTTGTCAAGAAGTTCTTGAATAAAAATAATGAAATGTCAGATGCCAAAGGTTATCATAAATCTTTATTTACAGCAATGAATCCCGACGCTATTGCTAATCACTTTTATGAACAAGGAAAAGCTGATGCTATGAAAGATAGTGTTGCTAAGGCTAAAAACGTAAGTATGGATCCTAGGCAATCATTTTCTAACGATAACACAAGTGGTCCTAAAGTAAGAGTGCTTGACAATGATAATTCTCCTAGCTTTAAGTTTAAAATTAAAAATAAATAATAAATTTAAAAAAACAAAATTATGGCAATTACTGCAGGAACTAATTTGAATAGTGTTCCTTCTTCACAGAAGCAAACATTATCTACAAATTACTTAGACTTATCATCAGCTGATAACGCTGGATGGGGTCAACAATACGTGCCAGACCTAATGGAAAAAGAAGCTGAAGTTTTCGGACCGAGAACTATTGCAGGTTTCTTATCACAAGTTGGGGCTGAAGAGGCTATGACCGCTGATCAAGTGGTATGGTCTGAACAATCAAGATTACACATCTCAGTAAAAGGTACAGTAGCTGTATCTGGATCTACAAACGGTACATTTACTGTTGTTAGTGATATTGATGGAAATATATCAGGTGATGGTTATACTATCGCTAATCATGGTGTTAGAACAAATGATATTGTACTTATTGCAAGTGCTGGTATCGTTACACAATGTTTAGTTGTAGACGCTGACACAGCTGTTATACAAGTTGAGCCTTACAACAAAGCTGATTTAACTGGACATGCTACTACAGCTTCAGGATCAACTTTACTAGTTGTAGGTTCTGAATATGCAAAAGGAACATCTTACCTTGATGGTAACGGTTCTGCTGCTGATTCTCGTACTCCAGCTAACGAAGCAACATTTAAAACTTTTACTAACAAGCCTATCATTATGAAAGATTACTACGAAGTTTCAGGATCTGATGCTTCTAGAATTGGTTGGGTTGAAATTTCTGCTGAAAACGGACAATCAGGTTACTTATGGTACTTGAAAGCTGAAGCTGATACAAGAGCTAGATTTAACGATTACGTTGAAATGGCAATGCTTGAAAGCGTTAGAGGTTCGAACTCAACAGTTGTTGATACTACTTTAGGTGCTTCTGCTGATGCAGGTGTAGGTACTCAAGGTTTATTTGACGCAATTACTGATAGAGGAAACGTTACTTCTGGTGTTACTGGTGTTAACGCTGCTACTGATTTAGCTGAATTTGATGCTATCTTAGCTGAGTTTGATAAGCAAGGTGCTATTGAAGAATACATGATGTTTGTTAACAGATCTACTAGCTTAGCTATAGACGATATGTTAGCTTCAATGAATTCTTACGGTGCTGGTGGTACGTCTTACGGTGTATTCAACAACTCTGAAGATATGGCGTTAAACTTAGGTTTCACTGGTTTCAGAAGAGGTTCTTATGACTTCTACAAGTCTGACTTCAGATACTTAAATGATTTAGCTACAAGAGGTGGTATTAACTCTGCTGCTACTACAGCTGCTATTAGAGGGGTTATGATTCCTGCTGGTACTTCTTCAGTTTATGATCAAACTGTTGGTCAAAGCATGAAGCGTCCTTTCTTACATGTTAGATATAGAGCTTCACAAACTGATGACCGAAGAATGAAGTCTTGGGTTACTGGTTCTGTTGGCGCTGCTACATCTGCTTTAGATGCGATGCAAATGCACTTCTTAACTGAAAGATGTTTAATTACTCAAGGTGCTAACAATTTCATGTTAATGAAATAAGCACTGTTTATACTAAAGAACCGGGGCTTCGGCCTCGGTCCTTTTATTTATTAATTTTATTATATATTATATTATGGCAAAAAAACAAAAAACACAAGAGGTAGAGGTACCTGTTGTTGAAACTCCAGTAGTTGAAACACCAAAACCAAAAAGAAAAGAACCTGTTCACAAAAAAAGTGGAGATGGTTGGGAAATTAAAGATAGAGTTTATTACATTAAAGGAAGTAAAAAACCTTTATCTCAAATGGTTAGGTCCGCTAACATATATTGGTTTGACGAAGAAAAAGGCTACGAAAGAGAATTGAAGTATTGTGAAAATCAAAAAACTCCTTTTGTAGATGAAATGAAAGGTGATCAAAGATTATCACACATTATTTTTAGAAACGGCGCTCTTCACGTTAGTAGAGAAAAAACTGTTTTACAAAAACTTCTTTCTTTATACCACCCACAAAAAGATGTAATTTACGAAGAGTGGAAGCCAGAAGTTAATGCAGGTAACGAAATAGAAATTTTAGAACTAGAAGCAGATGCTATTTTAGCTGCTAGAGATATGGATGTAGATATGGCTGAAGCTATACTACGTGTAGAACAAGGTTCTGGAGTTACTAAGATGAGTTCTAAAGAGCTTAAACGTGATTTACTTGTGTTTGCTAGAAACAATCCTAATTTGTTTTTAGAATTAGCTTCTGATGACAATGTACAGCTTAGAAACTTTGGTATTAAAGCGACTGAGCTAGGTATATTGAAATTATCTCAAGATCAAAGAACTTTTTCATGGGGATCTAATGATAGAAAACTAATGAACGTTCCATTTGATGAACACCCGTACACTGCTTTAGCACATTGGTTCAAAACTGATGAAGGTATGGAAATCTATTCAAATATAGAAAAACGATTAAATTAATCAAACTGTAGAAGCGGTCGCTCTACGGGGCGATCGCAAACTACAATAAAGAAATATGGTAAATATAGATACAGTATATCAAAAAGTTTTAGCAATAGCTAATAAAGAACAAAGAGGTTATATAACTCCACAAGAGTTTAACTTATTTGCAGATCAAGCTCAGATGGATATATTTGAGCAATATTTTTATGATATAAATCAATTTAATAGAGTTCCTGGTAATGACACAGAGTATGCTGATATGTTAACTTTATTAGAAGAAAAAATAGCTATATTTAAAAATATAAAACTATTAACTTATGTAGATCCTTATTACAGAAAACCACTGCAACTATACAGAGTAGGTACGCTAGAAACAGGTTTTGGTGAAATAGAGCAAGTTACTCATAAAGAATATTTAAACATTAAATTATCACCACTAGCAAAACCAACATTAAAAAGAGCTGTGTATATTGATACTCCACAAGGTTTTAGAGTTTACCCTACTTTTACAAACAATGTTCAGTGTCATTACATAAGAAAACCTAAAAAAGTTAATTGGGGTTATGTTGTTGTAGGTGAACACGCTTTGTATGACGCTACAAATTCTATAGATTTTCAATTACATCCTTCTGAAGAAAATAACTTAATTATAAAAACATTAGCTTTAGCTGGCGTTTCTATAAAAGATCCTAGCGTATATCAAATAGCCACTGCAGAAGACAATAAAAATATTCAACAAGAAAAAGCATAACATATGGGACTACTAGATGGTATTATACAAAAACAAGATCCAGTAACAGGTGCTGGTGAACTTATTGATTTAGGTTTAAACGCAAAAATATATTATGAAGGTCCTGACGGCGTTCAACAAAGTGGTAATGCTAATTATGGTGGTTACCAATTTTTTTCGCTAGAAGATATTATAAACTCATTTTTAGTTGCATACGTTGGTGAAAGTAAAATTATAAGTAAAGTAAGTAGGACTGATGTTGCTTTTCACGCGCAAAGGTCTTTAGCTGAATTAAGTTTTGATACTTTAAAATCAATAAAATCATATGAGTTAGAAGTTCCAGCAACATTAACTTTGCCGTTACCACAAGATTATGTTCACTATACAAAGTTATCTTTTGTGGATGATGCTGGAATAAAAAGAAATATATATCCAACAAGCAAGACTTCAAGCCCTGTTGCTTACCAACAAAATGCTGATGGTAGTTTAAAGTTTGAAAATAACGTGTGGCAAGACTTAGTAACCGGCTTGTATCAAGAGTATGGTATTACAAGAACTTACGATTCATTTGGAAATCCTATAGCTTCTGGCACTCACTACACGGCTGATAGTTCTTTTAAATCAAAAATACCTTTACCTAAGTTTGTTAAAGAAACTAGAGTTAGTGTAACAGGTGATACTCGTGTTAACCCGGGTAACGGAAACAACAACACTAATTATATATTTTACGGTGGTGGTGGAGCACTTGATATGAAAATATTATTTCATGGTGATTACCCAGACATGGAAGTTGGTCAATCAGTGTTTGGCCCTGGTATACCTATAAATACTACTGTTTCTGCTGTTTCTGAAACTACAACCGGTAATTATAGAGGTACTACAATAACTATTACAAATCCAGACTATGAAGCAGACTTATTGTTAGGCACGCCGACCGGTACAGCTGGAAGACCTTTAAATAATATGGTACCAGGAACTGAGGTTATAGTTGTTGATTTAAACAAAGAGTCTAAGGCTTGGAAAAATTACAAAAGTCATACTCCAACTACAACAACTGATGATTACGAAGATGATACACGGTGGGTTGCTGAAGGACAAAGATACGGTATTGATCCTGAGCATGCTCAAAACAATGGTTCGTACTACATAGACGATAACACAGGTTTAATTCATTTCAGTTCTTTTTTATCTGGCAAAACTATTATACTAGATTATTTAAGCGATAGCCTTGGTACTGATTCTGAAATGAAAGTTCATAAATTTGCAGAGCAAGCAATGTATATGTGTATAGCCTATGCAATACTATCAACACGTGCAAATGTACCAGAATATATAGTAAGAAGATTTAAAAAAGATAGGTTTGCAGCAATAAGACAAGCAAAACTAAGATTATCAAGTTTAAAATTAAGTGAATTAACTCAAATACTTAGAGGTAAATCTAAGCACATAAAACACTAATATATGCCGGAGATTAAAAATGCTTTTACTCAAGGTAAGATGAATAAAGACCTTGATGAAAGATTAGTAGAAAATGGTCAATATAGAGACGCTATGAATATACAGGTGTCAACTTCAGAAGGTTCTGATGTTGGTGCTGTACAAAATATATTAGGTAATTTAAATTTATTTGAAACAAACGAACTTGCTCTTAACGCTAAGTGTGTTGGTATAGTTGCTGATGAAAAAGAAAATTGTTTTTATTGGTTTGTTTATCATACTACAAAAAGTTTAATATTAAAATATAAAGACAATACAGTGTCTTTTGTTTTTGTTGATACTGTTGGCGGAGTATTAGAATTTAGTAATTCATTAATAACTGGTATAAATGTTATTGATGATTATCTTTTTTGGACAGACGGTTTTAGCGAGCCAAAAAAAATAAATGTAAAACTTTCTGAGCTAGGAACTAATCAAGGTGGCTGGTATCATACAAAGCTTGTTGTTGAAGAAAGAGGTTATAATATAAACAATAATATTGATGTTAAAAAAGAGCATATAACTGTTATAAAACCATCTCCAAAAGGAAAATTAACAATTGAACCAGTGTATGACAGGATAATTTCAGCACAAGCTGATTTTGACTTTGGAGATAATACTGGTACTTTAATGTCACCTGGTGATCAAGGCACTATTTCATTTTCTATTTTTCTTCCTAGCAATAGTTCCTTTGCTGTAAATAGTATTGTAAAAATGTTAAACGTAAACTCTACAGCAAGTATAATTGATGAGTATGAAGTTAGAATAAAAATTATAGAGGACGTTTCTGGCATTGTAAACTTAATTACTGGCGTTGTAAACCCAATTAACACATACACTTTTGAGTTAATTTCTATATCTCAATTAACATCAACGTCTTTAAGTGAGTACAGTTGTGAAAACGAAAGTCAAGAATTAATATTTCCTCGTAAATTTATTAGATTTGGTTATAGGTATAGATATGCTAGTGGTGAATACTCTACTATATCTTCTTTTACAGACCCTGTATTTAAGCCAGGATTTTTTGAGTATAGCCCTAAAAAAGCATACAACACGGCAATGGAAAATAATTTAGTTTCTTTAAAATTAAGGAACTTTATAACACCTAACATGCCTAAAGATGTTGTTCAAGTTGATATACTTTATTCAGAGTCTGATTCACCTATAATATATTTAGTTGATAAAATAAAATATTTCGATGAAAATTCAGTAACATTAGGGCGTTTAGCTAGCGATAGATATGTAACTAATAATTGGAACGCTAACTTATACGAAATAACAGCTGACTTAATTTACGCTGCAATACCTGAGAATCAATTATTAAGGACTTATGATAATGTACCTAAAAATGCGTTAGCTCAAGAAATTACAGGTAATAGATTAGTTTACGCTAATTATGAGCAAAATTACAATGTTATTAACAAGCCTGTTTTAATTGGTGATTACATTTCTAGATATACAAACAACGAGTACTACAATATAAACTACGTAGATAATTTTACAGATGTTGTTTTTCCTATAAAAGAAAAAATTATATTAGGTGAAGGTCAAAAATCTTTAAAATCTTTAAGAGACTATCAAATAGGTATTTCTTACTTAGACAAGCATGGTAGACAAAGCCCTATATTTACTAGCAACGAATCGCAATTTAAAATTCCAAAAAGACACGCTGCTTACAAAATGAAAATTAAAGGTCAAGTTAAAACTGTACCTCCTTCATGGGCAGAGTATTTTAAAATTTACGTAAAAGAAACTTCTACAGAATATTACAACCTTGCTTTAAATAGAGTTTATGTAGCATCAGACGGTGATTTATGGTTAGCTTTTCCTTCTTCTGAAAGAAATAAAGTTGATATAGATACGTTTTTAATATTAAAAAAAGCTGCAGACTCTAATGATTTAATTAGAGAAGAAGCTAAATACAAAGTATTAGCAATAGAAAATGAAGCGCCTGATTACATAAAAACACAAATAAAACCTATAACAGAATTAAATGTTGGTACTGATCCTAACGGTACAAACCTTGCACAAACTACTTTTAATTTAAATGGTCCACAAGCAAATAGTAGATATTTTGAAATAGATAAGACTACTTATGAGAATCAAAACGGAACCCCATTAGACACAATAACAGAAGATTTATATGTTGCTTTTAGAGACTCTGATCACAACTATACTAAAAGATACCAAATTAAAACTGTTAGTACTAGTAGTGGTGCTGTTGCTTACAACATAACTTTAGAAGAATTGTTCACAACTTCAGACGCTAATTTGCTTTACACTAATTATCCAAATACAAATAATACTAGTAATATTATAGATATTAATGCGAAAGTTCACATGGTTATATACTCTGCTAAAGTAGAAAATAAACCAGAATTTAAAGGTGTGTTTTTTGTTAAAATTAACGCTGATAGTGTTGCTCAAACAACAATACTTCCTAAAAGCTCTGCTATAATAAACTATGAAATAAAAAACGTAGCGCATTTACATTATTTTTCTGATACAGCTGCAATAAGCAGTGGGACAGGTACTACGCAAACTTCTAATAATAACAATGGAGCTACTAGTATTGGTAGAACAAACAGTAAAGAAGAGTGGAAAGGGTTATTAGATTTTGGAAATAACAGCAATACTTTGTTTCCAGATAATAGTTCTACTGATATAGTTGGAGGATTTTTTATAGATCGAGCAGCATATTGTGGCGTTCACCCAGCTGGTAGCGCAGACAACGATGATACTAATAATGTTAATCACGTAAGGTTTACTAGAAACATAGATACAAGTGGAAATGATGTTGAGTTTGGTAAAGGTATTTACAAACAAAACGGCGAGTGGTACATGGAGTTGTCTTTTTCTAAAATAGGTGTATCGGCAAACAATGATAAACCAGGTATTAACGGTCAAGGAGAGTTGATGTTTAGACATACCAATAGGGCAGAAATATGGCAGCCTGGAAATAATGTAGACTCTTTAAGCCAATATCAAGAGAATTACGGTGGTAGAGATGATGAGTTAAAAGATATTGTAAGTAGAATAAGTTCAAACAATAGATTTAGAATTAAAGGTGTTAATCAAATTTTTAAAATAAAATCAGTTGAACTTGAAAAAAGATATAACCACACTAATTATCAAGATTTAGTCAATGCTTACACTGACTACATACTTAATGGAACTAATTTTAACCCTTCTTTTAGTGATTTTTGTGCTGCAAACAATAGAAGAATTACTTATAAAATAAATTTAGGTAGTTTAACTGACGCTATTGGTGATGACGACGCTGTCATAACTTTTTTTAATGATAATTTATTAGTTACTGCCAACGCAAGTACAGCTGTAGCAATACAATTTGTTGAAGAAAAATTAGATGATAACGCAGGTAGTTTAATTACTGATGATCCAGCAATATTTGAAACAGAACCAAAGAAAACAACTGACTTAGACATTTATTACGAAGCTAGCGAATCTTTACCAATAAGTTTACAAAACAACAAAGGCTCGTTATTTGCGCCTATAGGCAGTGTTGTTACTTGCCCAGCAAGGCCAGATACGATAAATCCAAACTTAACTACATTTGTTACAGGTTGGCAAGATAATGTTGTAACTTTTAACACAGCTATTGATCTTGTTGAATATGCACCTATAGGAAAACTTGCTGTTAGAGTATTTTTTACAAGACCAGATGATAGTTATACAAGTTTATATATACACGCCTTGCAGTCAAGCGCTCACCAACAAACAACAGGAAGCACAACGCAGTACGTGGTGTATACTAGTGTTTCAACAAACCCGTTTGCGCTTTCTTGGTTTAATTGTTACTCTTTTAACAACGGTGTAGAATCAAACAGAGTAAGAGATGATTTCAACGCTGTTATTTTAGACAAAGGAGTTAAAGCAAGCACTGTACTTGAAGAGCCTTATAGATCTGAAAAAAGACAATCAGGCTTAATATATTCAGGTATATATAATAGTGACTCTGGTGTCAACAATTTAAATCAATTTATACAAGCTGAAAAAATAACTAAAGATTTAAATCCAACTTACGGTAGTATACAAAAGCTATTTAGTAGAAATACTGATTTGCTTGCTTTTTGTGAAGATAGAGTTGTAAGAATACAAGCCAACAAAGATGCTTTGTTTAATGCTGATGGTAATGTTAACATTGTAGCGACTTCAAATGTTTTAGGTCAAACCTTGCCTTTTGCTGGTGATTATGGTATATCAACAAATCCAGAGAGTTTTGCAAAAGACAATTATAGAGTTTATTTTACAGACCAACAAAGAGGCGCTGTACTTAGGCTATCAATGGACGGTTTAACACCTATATCTGATTATGGCATGTCTGATTATTTTAAAGATTTGTTTGCTCAAAAAAGATCTATTGTACTTGGTAGTTATGATGATAAAAAAAATGAATATAATATAACAGTACCATTTAATAATATTACAGTTTCATATAAAGAATCAATAAGAGGCTGGTCTAGTTTTAAATCTTTTTATCCAGAACAAGCTGTAAGTGTTGGAAATAATTATTACACTTTAAAAAATGCTTTACCTTATCAACATCATATAGAAACTAGTCCTTCTGGAAACACTGTAGACAGAAATACTTTTTATGGTGAATACACACCTTCATCTATAACAGTATTGTTAAACGATTCTCCTGATGTAATAAAAACTTATAAAACCTTAAACTATGAAGGTTCTCAATCAAACGTTAATCGTGAAGTAACAAATATTGGTACTGGATATTATAATTTATTTGATAAAGAAGGTTGGTCAGCTATTTCAATTGAAACTGACAAGCAAAAAGGTAGTGTGACAGAGTTTATAGAAAAAGAAGGTAAATGGTTTAATTATATAAAAGGTGAAAATGAAGAGCTAAAAACAGATGAATTTAGTTTTCAAGGTATAGGTAGAGCTGATGCTTCTGTTTTTGACCCGTCATTATACCCAGTTGTAAACGGGTGTACAGATCCAAACGCTGATAATTACGACCCAACCGCTACAGTAGATAATGGAACATGTACTTATACATTTACGCCAGCACCAGCTAATATTGGCGGATGTATGGATCCAAACGCGCCTAATTATGCAGGCCCAGGCAATACGTTAGGTCCAGGAGGAACAGAACAAACGCCGGTTGCTACATATGATGATGGATCTTGTATTATAACTGCTAATGTTGTAAATGGGTGTACAAATCCTAACGCTATAAACTACGACCCTAATGCAAATATTGATGATGGTTCGTGTGTAATGCCAGTGTATGGTTGTACAAACCCTGGCGCGTCTAATTATGACCCAACAGCTAATGTAGATGATGGTTCATGTATTTTCCCAATTAACCCTGGTGCTACCGGTGTA